GTGTACACTATAATGAAACCAGAATGGTTACCAAGTGCGATCAAAGCAACAGATAAGTTCATAGATCAAGCTTACAAAAGAGAAAAACCTAAACTAAAAGCACGAAAAAAGTTTTTAGGTAATAAAGATTATCTAAAAGTAAAAGACCACGGAATGAGTTATCACTCAACACCTTTAAATGGCGATCCTGGATTAAAAGAATTAGAAGCATATATTGGAGCAACTTCATTTAATTTATTAGATGAATGGGGTTATAACATGGACCAATATACAATGTTCTTTACAGAGTTTTGGGTACAAGAGTTTTCTAAAAATGGAGGTGGTCACCACGATACTCATGTTCATTGGGACAATCATATATCAGGTTTTTACTTTTTAAAAGCTTCAGATAAAACATCAATGCCCGTAATGGCTGATCCAAGAGCTGGAGCAATGATGACTAAACTTCCTCAAAAAGATGGAAGTAAAGTATCAATGATGTCAGATCAAATACACTATAAACCTAAACCAGGTATGTTAATGTTTTTTCCTGCGTATGTACCACATCAATTTTCTGTTGATGATGGTGTAGATGATTTTAGATTTATTCATTTCAATTTACAAGCAGTTAGAAATATTATCGTAAACGCAGCTAAAGGAATAAGATAATGAGTAAAGCTTTGTTTAAAAAGAAACACTATCTAGTTATAAAGAATGCGATTGATCCTAAGGTTGCTAACTTTGTTTACAATTATTTTTTGATGAAACGACAAGTTGCTCAAACATTTTTTGACTTTAGATATATTTCACCATATAGTGAAGAATATGGAACATGGAAAGATGATCAGATACCTAACACATATTCACATTATAGTGATATAGCCATGGAAACTCTTTTGTTAGCCTGTCAACCTAAGATGGAAAAACTTACAGGAATAAAATTAAATCCTACCTATTCATATGCTCGTATATACAAAATGGGTGATGAATTAAAAAGACACAAAGACAGATTTAGTTGTGAAATATCAACTACTATGAATTTAGGTGGTGATGAATGGCCGATTTATTTAGAGGCTAAAAAGAATGTTGGTTTACCTGAAGATGGTTTCCCAGCAACATCAGATAATAAAGGACAGAAAGTCATACTAAATCCAGGTGATATGTTAGTTTACAAAGGCATGGTATTAGAACATTGGAGAGAACCCTTTATAGGGAAAGATTGTGCTCAAGTATTTTTACATTATAATAATCAATTTTCTCCAGGAGCAGATGATAATATCTTTGACCAAAGACCTCATGTTGGGTTACCAAGTTGGTTTAAAGGTAGAAAAATAAACTCATAAATAGTATTATGAGTAAATTAGAAGATAAGGTAAATGAAATTTTAGGAATTGATACTCCTGAGCCTACAAAAGAAATAGTTAAACAGGAATTTAAACCTGCTGTTCCTAGAACAGAAGATAAAGAAGCTCCAAATGTAGATAACGACTACAAGTATAGCAGAGAAAACTATTATAATCTTATAGAACGTGGACAAGAAGCAATAGAAGGTATATTAGATATTGCGAAAGAGGGACAACACCCTAGAGCTTATGAAGTCGCTGGTCAATTGATAGGACAAGTTGCTACAACTGTAGATAAATTACAAGACTTAAATAAGAAATTAAAAGACTTAAAAGAATTACCTAAAACAGCAAATGCGAATATTAAAAACGCATTGTTTATAGGATCAACAGCTGAGTTACAAAAGATGTTGAATAAAAAAACTGTAGAAACAAATGTAGAGCGTAAATCAGAAAATGAAAACTTTGAAAGCAAAAATATCACACCCAAAGAAACAGACTCTAAAGATTAGCGATTTAACTTACAATCAACATTATCACAAATACAATGCTAAGTTAGATCAAGGTGTAGATCAAATAACAGATGTTATGGAACAACCAATAGAAGTCTTTAAACACAAAGTTAATGATACACCTAGATTAGGTGCGTTAGGTAAAGCATACAAAGAAAAACTGTTTAGTGTTCACAAGGGTGGACAAAGAGTTACTAGAGCTGTTCAATTAGGTTTTACACATATAGAAGCTATTGTATATGAATGAACATAATTTTTCTTTAGAGAGTTTGATTGGTGGTTGGTATATACCTGAAAATATTTGTGATGACTTGATAAATTATTTTGAAGATAACAAAAATCGTCATGTAAAAACAAATACGATTATAGGTAAAAAAGATGTAGTAGATGATACTAGAATGACTTTGGACAAATATAATAAACCAAAACCATTTGAAAATTATTTAACACATTTAGATAAATGTTTAAAAGAGTATGTAAAGAGATATGATTTTAGTAACAAAGTTGCTAACTTTTTTTTATCTAAACATACTAATTTACAGAAATATAATCCAGGTCAAGGTTATTATAAGTGGCACTTTGAGGATAATGTCATAGGTAAAAGACATTTAGTTTTTATGACTTATCTTAATGATGTAGATAATGGTGGTACAGAATTTAAGTATCAAAATATTACTACACCAGCGAAGAAAGGTTTAACATTAATATGGCCAACACATTGGACACATACACACAGAGGACAAATCAGTAATACTAAAACAAAGTATATAACAACTGGTTGGTTTGATTTTTATGAGTGATAACGCATACTTAGGTAATCCTAATTTAAAAAAGGTTAATACACCTGTTGAATTTTCTAAAGAAGAAATTTTAGAATATCAAAAGTGTATGGGTGACCCATTGTATTTTATGGAAAACTATGTTCGTATTGTATCACTTGATGAAGGTCTTGTGCCTTTTAAGATGTATGGCTTTCAAAAGAAGATTGTAGAAACAATACATAATAATAGATTTACAATTTGTAAACTACCTAGACAGTCTGGTAAATCTACAACAACTATTTCATATCTTTTACATTATGCTTTGTTTAATCCTAATTCAAACATAGCGATACTAGCAAACAAATCATCTACGGCAAGAGATATATTAAGTCGTTTACAATTAGCATATGAGAACTTACCTAAATGGTTACAACAAGGTATAATCAATTGGAACAAAGGTAACATTGAGTTAGAAAATAAATCAACCATAGTCGCAGCGGCAACTTCGTCTTCAGCAATTCGGGGTGGTTCTTATAATATAATATTCCTTGATGAGTTTGCTTTCGTACCAGCGAATATATCTGAAATGTTTTTTAGTTCAGTTTATCCTACAATATCTTCAGGTACAAAAACAAAATTAATTATAGTATCTACACCACATGGTATGAATCAGTTTTATAAGATATGGACAGATGCTGTTAATAAGAATAATGATTACATACCTATTGAAGTACATTGGTCGGAAGTACCAGGTAGAGATCAGGAATGGAAAGAAAAGACAATTAGAAACACAAGTGAAGAACAATTTTCACAAGAGTTTGAGTGTGAGTTTTTAGGTTCAGTAGATACTTTAATCTCACCAGCAAAAATTAAGAACACAGTTTACATAGACGCATTACAATCTAAAGGTGGATTAAGAATGTTTAAGAAACCTGAAAAAGATAAACTGTATGTTGCATGTGTTGATGTAGCCAGAGGTACAGGTAAAGATTACTCTGCGTTTATTATATTAGATGTAACTAAAAATAAAGATGGTAAAATATTATATGAAGTAGTGGCGACTTATAAAAATAATGAAGTCAAACCATTTGTATTTCCTAACATAGTATCTCAAACTTGTATGGCTTATAATCAAGCTCATGTACTTGTAGAAGTCAATGACTTAGGTCAATCTATATCAGAGGCGATGCATTATGAGTTAGAATACCCTAATATATTGATGACTACTCAAAAGGGTAGAGCTGGTCAAATACTTGGAGCGATGTTCTCAGGCAGAGGTACATCATTAGGAATAAGAATGACAAAACAGATTAAAAAGGTTGGTTGTGCGAATTTTAAGACGCTTATGGAGGGTGATAAACTATTAATCAATGACTTTAACATAATTGAAGAAATGTCAACTTTTTCTCGTAAAGGTAACTCATGGCAGGCAGAAGAAGGCTGTAATGATGACTTAATTATGTGTCTAGTTATATTTGGGTGGTTATCTAATCAACCTTACTTTAAAGAATTATCAGATTCAAACATTAGAAATCAGATGTATGAAGAACAACAAAAATTGATGGAACAAGATATGGCG